GATGCGATTGCCAAATAGTTCCCGCTTAAAACGTAGCTATGCGGCTAGTCCGCATAAGCGATTTGTTAAGCCACCTCAAAAGGGTGGCTTTTTTAATACCCAATTTCGGAGGTGAACATGGAAATCGAGCGCAAGTATTTTACAGGCATTGATCTCAAAGCAGACAAGCCGGGAGCATTCACAGCAAAGATAGCAGAGCTTAATGTGATCGACAAGGACGGCGATGTCACTCTCCCAGGGGCATTCCCTGACGGTAAGGCGATTCTTATCTCAGCTTATCAACACGGTAGCTGGGATGGTGGCCTACCAGTTGGCAAAGGCACGGTGCACGAGAAAGGCAACGATGTTATTGTCAAAGGCCAATTCAATCTCAACACCGTGACCGGTAAAGAGCATTATGAGACGGTGAAGTTTGCCCCTGATCTTCAGGAGTGGAGCTATGGCTTCAGCCCGACCGAGTTTGAGCGGGATACCGAATTTGAGGGCCACGCAGTCAGCCGTATTCTCAAAAAGGTTGACCCGTTTGAAGCCTCGCCTGTTCTGAGAGGGGCGGGAAACAATACCGGCACGATGTCGATTAAATCCGAAGAAAAAGGAACGACCTACACCCAAAAGGCGGAGGCGGCGCTTGCTACCGTTACCGCATTTCTGGACCGCACGAAATCGCTTGCTGATTTGAGGCGGGAAGAGGGACGCGACTTATCCGAGGCCAATGTGCTGAGAGTGAAATCCGTTATGGATCAACTTTGTGGCGTGCTGACCGAAATGGGCGAACTCACGAAGGAACCCGAAGCCGAGCCGGATACCAAAGAGGCCGAGCGGGTGATGCTTGAGTTCATTCGAGTCGAATCAAAATTAGCAGGAGTAAAGATGTAATGAAAACAAACAAGACTATGAAGGAAATCAAGGGCCGGATTGAGGAAATCTCAAAGACGGCTCATGAAGCCTACGAGCAGGCCGGTGCAGAACTGGACTTCTCGAAGGTGACTTGCCTTGGCGAAGGCGACACCAAAGCCAAAGTTGAGAAACTACAGCAGATCAATGTCGAACTGGGCGACCTCAACGATGACATGGTGGAGTACCAGAAGCTCGAAAAGGGCAAAGAGGTAGCGGGAAAAGCCTTTACCCCCACAACCGAACCTCAGAAGAAAGAGGCGACTCGCAAGAGCTTCGGCGAGAGGGTGATGGAGGCCAAAGCCTTCGACCAGAAACACGTCGTAACCCATCTGGACATCGATGTCAAAACCCTCTTCCAGAGATCCGCTGGTTGGGACCCTGAAGTTCAGGACATCCCGCGTGTCGAAATGTATCCAACTCAGGCATTAAGTATTATGAGCTTTCTGCCTCAGAGTGGAACCGATATGGACACCATCTCCTACATGAAGGAGACAACCCACACCAATAATGCCGCCGAGGTTGCCGAGGGCGGAACCTATGGCGAGGCTGCGCTGGCCTATACCCGAACCACTGACGAGGTGGAGAAGGTTGGTGTATGGCTGCCTGTGACCGATGAACAGCTTGAGGATGTGGCAGGGATGGCCGGAATGCTGAACAACCGCCTCGTCTACATGCTGAAAGCTCGCATTGAGGCTCAGTGCATAGTTGGTGACGGCTCAACCCCGAACCTACTCGGAACTGTGAACCTCGCCAGCGTTCAGACGCAGGCCAAGGGCGCTGATCCTGCCCCGGATGCCATTCACAAGGCTTTCACGCTTATCAGGGCGAACGGATTTGCCGAGCCTAATGTGGTATTCATTAACCCGACCAACTGGCAGCCGATTCGATTGCTGAGAACCGCTGACGGGCAGTACATCTTCGGTTCACCGCAAGACCCTGGCGCTGATCGGATTTGGGGTAAGCCTGTTCTGCAGACCACATTCGTGACCGCTGCGACGGCCATCGCCGGTGACTATCAGATGTATTCGATGTTCTACACCAAGCGCGGCATCGACGTACAGGTCACCAACGCCCACGATGATTATTTCATCAAAGGCAAACAGGCAATCAGGGCCGATATCCGGTGCTCAATGGTTCACTTCCGAGACACCGCTTTTTGTAAAATCACAGGATTGTCAACATAGTAACGATGCAGAATTGTGCTATAATGGTAGTAACGACAATATAGGAGGTTACTACCATGAATTGCCCCAAATGTGGAAGACCATATGGCAAGCAGAAACGGTGCTACAATTGTAAACCCGGAAGAGTTCGGGGTGTGTGTAAAGTCGATGGGTGCGATGAACTTAACGAGGCGTTCGGATTATGTTCTAAACACTATCAGCGATGGAAAAAACATGGAGACCCAACCATTACACATGCGGGGAATCCTTCACCCTTGGGGTCAAAACGGGTTAGGGTTGACGGATACATTGAAGTCAAACACAAAGAGCATACAAGGTTATGGAAACTTGAGCATCGTATGGTTATGGAACAACATTTGGGGAGAGAATTGCATCGGAGCGAAGAGGTCCACCACATCAATAAGAATAGGCAAGATAACAGGCTTGAGAATTTGGAACTGGTTGCATCTTCTAGGCATCATGAACATCATCCGCAAGAGAGACGAAGGATATTGTTTGTGTGTGAGTATTGCGGCGAAACATTCGAGGATTACCCGTACCTGTCTAAATCAGAGGGAACCTACCGCCGCAAGTATTGTAGCTTGAAGTGCAAACACCAAGCATGGGGAAGGATTATGACAGCCAAGCGTCTTGCCAAAGCGGAAACATAAACGAAAGCGAAACCGGGTAGATCAAAAAAGCGCAGCTAACATCTGCGCTTTTTTAGTACCCAAATAAATGAGAGGTGAAGCATGACAATAATTGAAGGAGCGCGAATGAGAGGGGTGGCGAAGTTCTCTTATGACTTCGCGGCAAGAGGCGGGGCGGCTGGTGACATCGTTCTCAACGGTGAACCGCTGCCAAAGGGTGCTATCGTGTGGGATGGTATGGTCGATGTGGTCACGGCGATTGTCGGGGCGGGCGCAACTTGTGCCCTAACCACAGCGCAGAGTGCCAACGACCTGATCACCGCCGCAGCGGTAGCCGGAGCCCCGTGGTCAACCACTGGAAGCAAGGCAATCGTTCCGGTAGGCGATCACACCAACAGCATCAAAATGACGGCTGAGAGAGCACCCAAGCTCGTTATCAGCGGGGCAGACCTTACGGCAGGGAAGTTCGATCTTTATATCGAGTATTTCCTGTAGACCAAATTAAAAAAACAGGAGAAAGAAACAATGAGTGAGCTATTAGTAAGACAAAACAATCAAGGTGTTCTCCCGATAAATGCGGCTAACAGGCCATTTATGTCGAAATACGGCGAGCAGTACATGATGGACTGGGTGCAGAGGCGCAAACTCCAAGGGTTCGGTTTCGGTGCCAACGTTGGCGCTCTCTCAACCCCAGTTGTTGGTGGTGGTGATGGAACCATTGTCGACCTTGATCAGCCCGAATTTGGAATGACAATTCCAAGCGGAAAGACAATCGCTGTCTACAGGCTAAAAATCCAACTATTGGCTCCCCTTATGGCTACTGATGCGGATGAAATGGAGGCTTTGGCCTTTGTTGACACCACAGCAGCCACGGTTACAGCGGCCCTCGACGGAACCTGGGCAAATACCATTACCCCCAAGAATCTGAGAATTGCCCTGGCAAATGTCCACGCTTCGGAATGTGTTGTTAAATCGGTATGCTCTGCCGACACAACTGACCCGACCGAGAGTTATGACCTTGACCACCTGCAAATCACGGGTGATATGAACGGAACCCCGGCAAGTGCTGTATGGACAAAGGGTGAAATGCTTTACGAGCCTAAGAGCCCTGACTACATCGTCGGGCCTGCTTCTCTGTTTGCCTATTGGGGTGGGACAGTGGCTACATCCGCTTTCATGCAAATTGAGTGGGTGGAATACGATACTGCCGATCTGTTCGACTAAGGGATCGAAAACTAACAACTGAATAAGCATCTCGGCCCCTGTGGTGAGTGGGTTCTCCCTTCTCACTCGCCCAGGGGCCATTAAATAAAAGGGAGGACACCATGGCTAAATGTAAATGCACTTATTTCAATGTAGACGAGCAAGGCGCTCTCCGCTGTACCTCGTGCGGCAGGCTTTCCCAGAGTGAAAAATATCAGCAACCGGACGGAGCGCCGGAGTATCCCGAAAAGGAACCCGAAACAAAGACCACTGAAAAACCAGAGGATAAGGCTTCCAAAAAGCCCGAAGATAAAGCAATTAAAAAAGCAACGAAGTAGGCAAACATGGACGAAATAACGGTAATCAAAGACGACGTTGGTTATAATCTGCAACTACCGGATGTCACCGATGCGAATATAGAGGTAAACATCTAATGACATGGTATGCATGGTTTTCAACTGAAGGCACCGGGAATACTGGTTGGGTTTTTGTTGATAGGCCATCAGTCTCAATCTCAGCCAACACCAAGGTTAGGCTTGTGACAGCCAATACAAAAGTTAGGCTTATCACAGTGAAGGGCAAATAATGGATGAAATTAGAATTCCCAAAGGTGACGAGGGATATGCGATATCACTTCAGCTTAACGATTCCGGTGGAGTCGCTAAAAATTGCGCCTTGTACACAACCTATAAGTTGCAGGTGTGGCCTGCTGGGGCAGACCCTGAGGCAGTGGATAATCTCATTGTTGATGCGGCTATTGATTGGAATGACGCATCTACCGGAGATGGATATTACACCGTCGCTGCAGAAGACTTCGACACAGCAGGAACTTATCACGCGCGAGTCTTCCTCGCTTATACCGACATCGAAGAGAGGCTTGATACCTTTGCGATCGTCGTTGAGGATGACATCCCTCAATCATGGGAGATCGTGACCCTCGGGGAAGCAAAATCTCACCTTCGTGTTGACAGCACAGATGATGACTTTGTTATTACGAGCATGATCAAAGCGGCCTGTAAATACTGCGAGGGATTCCAGAGACGCACTTATATCACGCAGACTCGGTACTTGTGGCTGGACGCTTTCCCGTCAGGGGATCACATTGTAATGCCTTATCCCCCGCTTCAGTCGATCACGTCTATCCTTTATTACGACACCGACGACACCGAGGCCACCTTTGCAGCCACTAATTATTATGTGGATGCGGTGAACGATCCGGGCCGCGTCTATCTCAATTATGGCTATTCATGGCCCACAACGGCGCTCAGGCCCCGTAATGGTATCAAGATCACCTATGTGGCAGGGTATGGCACTCTTACAAGTTCTCTCCCTGATATGGTTCGCCAGGCGGCTTTAATGCTTGTCGGTCACTGGTATGAGAACCGGGAGACGGTGCTTGTCGGGACTGCCTCAAGGGAGATCGAATTCGCGGTATCCTCACTGCTTTGGATGGAGCGTAGTTTCTAATGAGAGCCGGGAGTATGCGCCACCGGATAACCATTCAGGAAAATACTACCACCACGAATGCTTTCCTTGAGGTGATCGAGGGATGGGCTGACCTTTGCACCGTCTGGGCGGCTATCGAGCCTCTTTCAGGTAAGAGATACTTCGAGGCCAAGCAAGCCAACACCGATGAAACGGGGATGGTTCGGATTAGATATCGCTCAGGGCTTGATCCGAAGATGAGGGCGAAGCTCGGGAGCCGGTACCTCTATTTTGTGGCGATTATCAACCCCGACGAAAAAAACCGGACTTTGCAAATCAGTTACCGAGAGGAAGTATGAACGCCAACTTAACAATCACCGGAATGGATGCTCTTATGGCACGCTTTGGCAAGCTGGCCAAATCCGTTGACTACGGCGAAGGGCAAAAGATCACCAAGGGCGGAGCGGATGAACTCAGAAACAAAATGAAGGACCGGGCACCGATGGGAAAGACCGGAAACCTCAAGCGGGGGATCATCTCAAAGAACATGGCTAAGTCTAGCGTGCCCGTTTCTATTGTGGTATCGAACGCGAAGCACTCCCGGCTTGTGGAGTACGGACACGCTGGCCCGCACCCGGCAGGACCACATCCTTATTTCAGACCCACGGTTGACTCAGACGGCCCACGGATAGCTCAGGAGATGCGTGACAAAGCCTTGCAGAATATCAAGAGAGCGACACGATAATGCAGATTGAAACCGCACTCAAAACCTACTTGCTGACGCTGACTCCGTTGACGGCCCTGATAAGCACCCGGATATATTTTGCTCAGGCCCCGGAGAATACCGCGCAACCTTATATCGTCATATCAAAGGTATCTGACATCAAAGTCCACAGCCACGACGGGTACGAGAGCGCAAGGACAGATCGATTTCAATTCTCTATTTTTTCAACAAGTTACGCCACATGCAAAGGAATTGCAGCGGCGTTAGAGGGCAACGGGTCGAGAACCTCCCCGACCGGACTTGATTGTTACACCGGCAAAATGGGAGGCGTAAGCGGAGTAACAGTCAGGGGGTGCTTACATGAGAACGAGATAGACCTTGGTTACGAGACCGAGAGTGGACTATACCACGTGGCTTGTGACTACTTTATCAGCTACGTGGAATAACAAAAAGGAGAAACAAACATGGCAACATTGGAATTTGGAACGACATTAACCTGGGATGGGGCGGCAGTGGCAGCCCTTACCAGCATCGGGGGAGTGAAGGCCGCAGTTGACGAAAAGGATGTCACCACGCATGACAGCTCAGATTATTACAAGGAATTCTTGCCTGGGCTGATTGACCCCGGCACAATTACCCTTGAGGGGTATATGGATCAGACCGACACGACTGGACAGGTCGCAATGGTGACCGACTTCAATGCGAGGTCGAGCAAGACGTTCACCGTGACGTTCCCATCCGCCACCGGCGCAACCTGGACAGGGACCGCATGGATCAAGGATATCGAGATCGGTGGTGGTGGCCTCGATGGTATGATCCCATTCAAGGCTACTCTGAGGATCACCGGCAAGCCTACCTTCGCAGTTAGCACCGCAACTGGGCCTTCCGCCCTCGTAATCACTGGTAACGTATCCGGCGCACTGACGCCCGTACCGGCCTACGCTGTGGGTGTCTTTGACTACGTTGTGGACTGCTCCGCTGAGGCCAGTATCACACTGACAGTGACCGCCGCTGGTGCCGACTCCATCCGGTACAGCACCGATGGTGGGAGCACTTGGTATGCACTGACTACCACCGTTGCAGGCGCGGCCATTTCCACCACAGCCGACGAGATAGTTACTATCTTGCTTGAGGTGTTGGAGGACGACAAGGCGACCATATCCTACACAATCAGGGCATACGAAGACGCCTAGATAATAGGCTGACGACGGAACGAGAGGGCGGGGGCTGTAAAAAGCCTCCGCCCTTTTAGTTAAAGGGAGGAACTATGGAAACTGATAAAACAAACCCAGAAGTTGAAATTATTCTTGACAAGCCCCGGAAGATGAGATTCAGCTTGGGATCAATCAAAAAATACTATGAGAAGACGGGCACGAATCTCCTGACATACAAATTCACTGACGACACGTTGGTGGATCTGGATATGATAACGGGGATGGCTTGGACAGGGCTTATCCGTGATGACCCGTCACTCACCTTTGAAGATGTGGATGACCTCAT